GGCGGCCTTGGTGGTGGGCTTGTTCTTCGGCTGGCTGGGCTTGTCGCTGAACGGCTTCCAGTTCTGGAGGTTGAACGGGTTGCGGTCCTCCCACCACAGCTTCGGCTTCGTCGCTAGCTGCTTGTTCTGCTGGGCGATCCCTACCGCCAGGCCAGCGGGAATCGCGGCAATCCTGAGCATGGATGCAGCACCGGCGGTGCGCGCGGCGGCAAGGTGGCGTGTAGCGACCACTTCGGACTCGATCGCGGATGCCGTCGCCGCCGATTGGAAACCGAGAGCACGCGACAGGGGTATTGCGAGCTTGGCTGAGGCATTCCAGGCACTTGCTGCAACGGCCGCACCGGCAGCGGCTAGCTTGAACCCGACAACCCCGACGACGACCGCCTCAATCGCTGTCGCGTTGTCGTTGATGATGTGGAGCCCGTCATTGATGACGGGTAGCAGCTTGTTTCCGATGCTGATTTCCAGCGAACTGACGTTGGCCTCAAGGGTCTTCATCTGACCCTCGTTCGACTTCAACCAGTCGTTCCAGGACTGGTTGAAGGTCTTGCCGCCCCGCGCGACCTCCTCCGTCTTCAAGCGGTACCGGTCTATCTGGCCGATGAGCACCGCGAGCCCCGGGCCGGCCTTCTTGCCGAACACCTCGGTCAACACGCCGCCGACCTCGGTGGTGCCGACCTTCGCGGCTTTCAGGTGCGCGTAGAGGTCTTCGAGCGCCGAGCTCAACCCGCCCTTGGCCATGTCGTCGCGGAGCTTCGTTGTCGACAGCCCGAGCCGCTTGAGGGTGTCCGCACCCTGAGCCGCCGGGGTGGACAACGCCTGCACCGCCATGCGCAGCATGGTCGCGGCGTCGGCGCCTCGGATGTTGTTGTCACCGAAAGTGGCAAGCGCCGCGCCTACGTCGTTGAGGCTGAGTCCGTAGCCCTTGACCACCGTCAGGACACCCGACGCCAGGGCATCGTTCAGGTCTTGCATCTTCATGTCACCAGCGCCGACGATGGCGTTCAGCGAGCCCATCGCGGCGGCCATGTCCTGCACCCCGGGGATGCCGGACGCGATGGTCGAGGTCAGCGCGTTGGTGGTGGCCTCGAGGTCCGCGTGCCCGACGTTCGCACCCTCGGCCGCGATCCTGACAGCCTCCAGGCCCTTCGCGCCGCGCAGCCCGGTCGATTCGATGTGATAGAGGCTGACGGCCATCTCGTCCGCGCCGGTGGCGACCTGCGGAGCCAGCTTCAACAACTGCCCGGACTGCTTGTTGACCTCATCCATCGACACGCCCGCTTGGGTGTGCAGCAGCAGCATGTCCGACTGGTACTTCGTCGCCTTCTTGGCTGCGTCGGCCAAGCCGATAGCCAGACCGGCAGCGGCCAGCGCGCCGTGCTTGATGAACGCGCCGGACATCTTGGCCCCGGACGCCTCGGCTTCACCGGCGACCTTCTTGAACACCTTGCCGGCGGTGACGTCCTCGCCGAACAGCAGGAAATGCAGTGACTTACTCGCCATGTGCTACGGCCTTCCAGTGAGGGAAGGCGCGACGGCGGAGGGTGGGGCCTTGGACCGACCGGTACCACCGGTCTTGCCCATCCCTTAGCGGACCAGAAGATGCCGCCTTGCCGCCGTCGCGCCAAGTTCTAGAAGGTCGGGGCTACCTGACCGAAACCGGCCGCCGAGTTGCCGCCGATGATCTGCACCGCGTTCGGGTACCGGGCTGCCGTGAATCCGAAGTAGCCGTAGCTGACCAGCTTCACGGTGAGCTGGTTGCCCAGCGTCTGCTCGAACCGCAACTCGCGGGGCATCCCGTCGCCGTCCTCGAACAGGATCAGGTCAGCCGCCCGGTACACGATCACCAGGTCTTCGGGGCCGGAGCCGACCGCGACCGGCATGCTCGGGTCCACCACCTGGTGCAGGTTCAGCAGCTCCTTGTCGACACCGACCGCGTTCTGCGGGGCCTGCGAGCTGGGCACGACCAGCGGCCGGCCGTTGTTGTCGAACTGGTTGGACAGCCAGCTCGAGCGGCGCGGCGCAAGGGCCATGTGGGTCGGTGCGAGGAAGCGGCTTGACGTGATCGCCGAGACCGCGCCGTTGACCTTGCTGTAGAACGTCTGCACCGTGGCGGCGGCGGTGTACGCGGTGGCCTGCAACACCCCGGAGGTGTTGAGCACGCCCAGCACCTGACCGGACGAGCCCGAACCGGAAAGGAGCTGCTGGTCGAGGTTGACCGCGTACGCGCCTGCGAGGTCCATGAAGACCAGGGCGTCATTGCCGGCTGCGCCCCGCTCCAGGGACTGCCGGGACACGTCCTGCTGCCCAGCTGCGGTGGCGACGGGCAGCACCAGATCGCCCCACACCTCATCCGTCGAGGAGACCGAGGTGTTCTGGGTCGACTGGATCGCCACCGATGCGCCGGTGGTGCCCTTGGGGATGTTGAACGTCATGCCGGTCTCGGGCAAGGGCAGATTGGTCACCGTGTTGGCGAACGGCCGGCCGGCGCGGACCACCGGGGCCACCAGGTCGAGCAGGTACTGCGGCGGGACGTTGCCGGCGAACGAGCCCGTCGACAGGGCGCGGCTCGTCTGCTCATTGTTGACCTCGACCTCGCGGGCGTGACGCTGCAACCGGATCCGCGCGCCTTCGTCGTTGTGCACGTTCATCCGGTACAGATCCTTCAACCAGGACCGCGGCCCTTCCCGGTCGAGACTGTTGTTCGCGTTGTCCGGGTTGTACGTGCGCTGCTCGTAACCGATCACACCGTCACCAGCGTTCCGGGAGAACCCGGCCCGCTGCTGGCTCGCACCGCCGCCGACCGACGAACGGTCATCGCCCACGCTGTAGGTGGTGGTGGTGTACGCACTGACTGCAGCGGTCGGTGTGGTCACGGCAGCTCGGGCCGCGTCGACCTCATCACGCTGGGCCTCGGACTCGACGGCCCGCAACTGGGTGCGCAGCCTGGACACGTGCGGGTCAGCGTCGATCAGCTCGACAGCGGCGCGGACCCGCTCAGACTCAGCCGACGTCGGCTGACGTCCACCGCCAGCAAGACACGCGGCCTGCACGGCGCGGATCTGGGTGTACTGCGGGTGAGACTGACGGGCCTGTTCGATCTGCTGCTCAACCTGAGCACGGAGTTCATCAAGCGTCATTTGGGAGAATCCCCTTGGAGGAATGCGCGAACGGCAAGCCGCGCAGAACGGATTGGTAGGGGCGGACGAGAGACCCGCAACCCGAGGCAGAGCGCCGGGGCAGTCTCAGATCGTCAAGGCCAGTCTGTGACGCCAGTCTGTAACAGTCCCCATCCGGGGCGTCCTTGGAGCGACGTTCTTGGAGCGGCTTGCCGAGTTCAATTATCACACACGGACCCGACAGCGGACGGGTTTTCTACATGGGCACGCCGCGCGACCTGCCCAGTCGAGCTTTTTATATCCCCCCGAGAAAAAAACAGCCCAGGGGCAAGTAGGTGGTGGAAAAAAACGCGATAGATAGAAAACGGGGACGACTGGCTGGGTCGTGGCGTGGTGCTGTGTAGAAAACTCGGCGGGGCCGAGGCTGGCCCCACCACTGAGAACTCACCAGTCCCGCGACGACCGGCGTGATGGTGGCGGCGGCGGTCGGTGGCCGTGCCCCCGTCGGCGGTTGCGTGCCACGTTGCAGTAGCGGTGCGCCGGCCGAAGGTTGTGGGCGTCGTCGGTACCCCCGTCCTCCTTCGGGATGATGTGGTCGACCTGAAAGCTAAGCGGGTGCCAGTACGGCGCGTCATAGTCGATGGCTCCGCCGCAGAGTCCGCACGGTTGGCGTTGCGCCCGTAGCCGTTGGGCCTTGACCCGAAAGGCATACGTCCGCGATGAGTGCCGAGACACACGACGTCAGGCGAGGGATGAGGCGTCATCGGGTGCACTGTCGATCAGGTCACCGCATCCCCGGTAGTAGTCGAGGGTGTCGGGGTGGTCGCCAGCCAGCAGCCGGGACACCCGGTCGAGCACCACGGCCCGCTTCTCCACCAGCGCCGGCAGGCCATACCGGGCCACGGCTTCCACGGTGTCGTGCAGCCTGAGCTTGCGCCGGATCAGCGCGAGCCCGGCCGTGTTCATCCCTGCTACGTCGAGGAGTTCGCCCACGACGGTGAGTTCGACAGCGAGCATCAGAGCTTCGTCCTGCTGGGTCGGGCCGTTCACGCCGCGTCCTTCCGGTGCTGCTTGCAGGGTGTGTTGTTGAAGACCAGCGAGCGCTGGCAGTCCGGACACGACAGGTCGACAGTTCCAGCTAACTCACCTTCCGCTAACTGAGTCCTGTCCTGTGCCTGTCCTGCGGGGAGAGTGCTTACGTCAGGGCTTACGTCATCGCTTACCCCGAGAGATTCCCCCTTCGCGGCCTCCTCGGCTGCCTTCCGGGCTCGGTGCTCTGCCTGGTACTTCCGGTTGTTTGCTTTCCGTGTGGCAACGGTCGCGGCCGACTCCTGACCGGAGGCGCCGGTCCAGTCAGGGATGTAGTAGCCGTCCGGTCCGGACTTCCACCAGCCGGCCGAGACCAACTCCTCCGCAGTCGGGTTGTCCAGGCCGAGCGGGTGCAGGAACCCGTAGCACTCGGGCGGCAGCTTGCCGTCGGTGCCGGACTCGTTGGACCACATCAGCGAGGCGGTGAAGGTCCGGGCGGCGCGGTCGGACAGCCGCATCCACTGCAACCGAAACAGCCACGGCCCAGGCAGCCGCGCGTCGGTCACGCAGCACCTCGTTCTTGTCCCCCGTCGCCACGGAGCAGGACGGCGAGGCGGTCTCGCTGTGCTGTCGTCAGCGGTGGCCAGTCCGCAACCATCTTGTCGATCGTGTGCTTGATCTCGTCGGTGATGCCTTCGCCGTCGGCCATCACTGCCCCAGCCGCAGAGCCTCGACGTCGACGCGGACGAGCCGGCTGCCGGGGAGCCGCCCTCCGGCGAGGTCGCCCCGCTCGACCATTCGCCGCACGGTCTGGGCCGAGATACCCAGGACGGCGGCGGCGTCGGTCGTGGAGACGTAGCGCTGTGCCCGCCGTTCTCGGCGGTTGCGTGGGGTCGGTTGATCGGTCTGCGACACTTGTGTCTGCCTTTCCCGCTTCCGTGTGGGGAGGTAGCGGCCCCGGCCCAGCGCCTAGGAAACGAAAGGGCCGGGGACCGCGCTAACGGTTACGGTTGGAATTCTCTCAGCGCTTACTGACGCTCTCGCGCTCGTTCGCAACACAGCGCCCTTGGCCGAGGGTTTCAGCGGACACAGAATGACGTCAGGGGTAGTCACGGGCAGTCAGGGGCAGTTAAACGCACAGGAATGCCGTTACGCAATCGTTATGCGGCCGGCGTGTCCTTCGACGGGGTGCACAACACGGTGCGCCGGTCGAAGGTGCGGACTCCCCGGCCGGGCGGCAGGATCGTGACCTCCATCAACAGCCCGATCACGGCCCGCTTCCGGTCGGTGCTCAGCAACTCCCAAGTGCCCCGCACGTCGGCGGCATCGACCAGCGGCCCGAGCATGTCCAGCCGGGCGCCGTCGATCTGCTTGGCCTCGATACCGGCCAGCTTCTCCCGTAGCCGTTCGTTGATGATCCGGAGCTGTCCGGGCTCGAGGTCGCCTTCGGCGAACTGGACGGCGGCGGCGTCCATGCGAGCCCGGATCGCCGTAGCCTCGGCCCGGAGTCCTGCCAGGTCAGGGACGGCCCGGTCGATCAGCAGTTCGCGCGCGTCGGGGCGACTGAGCCGGGCGACAACCACATCGCCGACGTAGCGGTCGACGGGATCGGCCTTGCGCCCAAAGTGGCCGACGGAGCCCGAGCAGCGGTAGTTGGTGGTGCCCTTGCCTCGGCCCCCGCCGGCGTGCACGGTGGCGCCGCAAACGCCGCAGCGGGCGAGTCCGGTCAGTAGGGCCTTGGCGTTCGAGGCGCCGGTCATCCGGCGGGGGTCGTTGAGCAGCCCGACGGCGGCGGTGAAGGTGTCCTCGTCCACGATGGCGGGCCAGCAGGCCGGGCCCATGTACTCGCCCAGGTGCCACCGCTGGCCGGCGTTGCGCGGGTTCGCCAGCACCACCCGGACGGAATCCCGGCGCCACGGCGACGGGGCGCCCAGGTTCGCGCCGCGCCGCTCCTGCCCGGTCACGAATCCGCGGTCGTTCCAGTCTCGGGCGATCTGCCCCAGGGACACCCCGGCGAGAAGATCGGCGTAGCCCTGACGGATGGCGTCGGCCTCGCCCGGGCGCACGGTCACCCCGTCGGCCTCATACCCGAACGGGCGCCGTCCCACGGTGCGCTTTCCAGCCTTCGCAGCTTGCAGGTTCGCGGCCTTCTGCCGGGTCGCCTTGCGCTCGACCTCGCCCCGCGCCACCGACGCGAGGATGCGGGCGACCATGCGGCCCTGATCGGTGGACAAGTCCATGTCCCCGCTCACGGTGGCGATGGCGACGGAGTTCCGTTCGGCGAGGTCGATGAGCCGTTCGAGGTCGACCAGCGACCTAGTGAGCCGGTCGACGGCCCAGGCAACTACCACGTCAACCTCGCCGCGCTCGATCATGCCGACGAGGCGCGTGAACCCCTTCCGGGGAGCCTTGCCGAAGGCGCTGACGCTGTTGTCCACGATGGTCTCGCTGACGGTCCAGCCGCGTGCTCGGGCGAGCTGCCGGCAGGCTTCGTCCTGGCGTTCGACGGCGAGTCCTTCTCCGGTTTGGTCGAGGGATACGCGGGCATAGACCACTGTGCGCGGCTTCGTCATCACATCCGCCAGACTAACAGGCAGTAGCTGTCCTGGACTCTGGCCGACCTGGCGGGGCTGGCCAGCCCCGGTCCGGCCGAGGTGGCCGAGGCGATCTGGTTGCGTACCGGCCGGGCGGCGGTGAGCACGGCATGACCGCCGCCGCCAACGTCGAACGTGAGCAGCACCTGCTGGCGGCGGCCTTCCTCAGCCGGGTAGCCGAGCCCGCGTCGGTGCCGCTGTGGATGTTCGTCGAGGAGCACGGCTACCGGGCGGCCGCCGCGGCGGTGCGGGCCGGGGACGTGCCGGCCGAGGTGGCCGCCTGCACCGAGGCCCGCCGTAGCGCCGCCGATCCGGAGGCCGATCTCTCGGCGGCCGACCGCAACGGCATCCGGCTGCTGACCCCGGCCGACGCGGACTGGCCACATTTCGCGTTCGCGGCGCTGCGGGCGACCGGGCAGCGACGGGTGGCACAGTGGCGGGTCGGGGCGCGGGCCCGGCCGCAGCGCGGTGAGCTGATCCCGCCGCTGGCCCTGTGGGTGCGCGGCAACGCGCCGCTGGCCGCGGTGGGGCCGCGTTCGGTGGCGGTGGTCGGCTCGCGGGCGGCCACCGCCTATGGCGAGCACATCGCGTCCGAGTTCAGCTACGGGCTGGCGCAGCGCGACGTGGTGGTGGTGTCCGGCGGCGCCTACGGCATCGACGCGGCCGCGCACCGCGGTGCCCTGGCCGCCGGCGGTTGCTCGGTACTCGTGTCGGCCGGCGGCCTGGACCGCCCGTACCCGAGCGGGCACCGCCACCTCTACGACCAGACTGCCGAGCAGGGCCTGCTGGTCAGCGAGCGGCCACCGGGCAGTGCCCCGCACCGGCAGCGGTTCCTCAGCCGCAACCGGCTGATCGCCGCGCTGGGCGCCGCGACCCTGGTCGTCGAGGCGGCGCACCGGTCGGGCGCGCTGAACAGCGCGGGCTACGCCCGCGACCTCGGGCGGCCGGTGCTGGCGGTGCCCGGTCCGGTCACCTCGGCGATGTCGGCCGGCTGCCACCGGCTGATCCAGCGCGAGGAGGAGCCGGCCAGCCTGGTGACCAGCGTGGCCGAGGTGCTGAGCTACTGCGGCTCCGCCGACCTGGTGGACGGCCCGGGTGGTGCGCCGCTGCCAGGCGGGTCGGCACCGGTCCGGCGGTCCTATGACAGCCTCGATGCGGTGGCACGGTCGGTGCTCGACGGCTTTCCCGGTCGCGGGCACAGCGTCACCGAGGCGGAGTTGTCCCGGCTCAGCGGCCAGCCGATCAGCAAGGTGATCGCGGCCCTGCCGGTACTGCAGGGCGCAGGCCTGATCACCGTGGCACGCGAGGGTTACCGGCTGGCCAGCGTGGCGAGTTGACGCGGCTACCGGGCGCGCGCAGTGTCAGCCCATGCCTGCCCGTTCCAGCACCCGCCGCGTTCCGGTGGCTGGATCGGGGCCGGGAGTCAGCCGACCTGCTGGCCGGCAGGCACGATGGTTGATCCGATGACAGGTGCCCGTCGGGGGAAGGGACAGCGGCTCGACCTGGCAGCGCTGCGGGCAGAGCTCGGTCCTGAGCTGCAAGGAGTGCTCGCCGACTTCGAGCGGTTCCTGCGGCTGGAGCGCAACCGCTCTCCGCATACCGTGCAGGCCTACCTGGGCGACATCACCCTGCTGCTGCACCACCTGCGCTGCGCCGGCGAGGCGGACCTGCGCGGCCTCGACCTGCGGCTGTTGCGGGGCTGGCTGGCCGGCCTGTACCAGGCGGGCGCCTCGCGCACCACGCTGGCTCGCCGGGCCGCCGCCGCCCGGACCTTCAGCACCTGGGCGTTTCAGAACCGGTTGCTGGCCGCCGACGTGGCCGAGTTGCTGGCCAGCCCCCGCCCGCACCGCTCGATCCCCACGGTGCTCTCGGCCGACGAGGCGGCCGAGGCGATCGACTCGCTCGGCGGTGACGAGCCCGAGCAGCTACGAGACCGATTGATCCTGGAGTTGCTGTACGGCACCGGCATCCGGGTCGCCGAACTGGTCGGCCTGGACCTGCCCGACCTGGACCGCAGCCGCCGGGTGCTGCGGGTGATCGGCAAGGGCGACAAGCAACGCACGGTGCCCTTCGGAGCCCCGGCTGACGCCGCCCTGCAGCGCTGGCTGGAGACCGGCCGGCCGAGCTGGGCGACCCCAGCCTCGGGCCAGGCGCTGCTGCTGGGCCGCCGCGGCGGACGGCTCGACCAACGGGCCGCCCGGCGGGTGGTCAACACGGCCACCGCCGACCTGGCCGGCGGCTCGGGACTGTCACCGCACGGGCTCCGGCACACGGCCGCCACCCACCTGCTGGACGGCGGGGCCGACTTGCGGGCCGTACAGGAGCTGCTCGGCCATGCCAGCCTGGCCACCACCCAGATCTACACCCATGTCTCGGTCGACCGCTTGCGGCGCAGTTTCGAGCAGGCCCATCCGCGGGCCTGACCTCAGGGCTTCATCCCCGCTGACCGGGGTGGCCCGCCGGCTGGCCCCGATGGGGGTGCTCCGCCGGCTGGCTGATCCGCCCGTGCGCTCAGTCCCAGGGCAGCAACCGGACTACTCCCAGCGGCGCGAGCAGCGACCGCGGATCCAGGTAGGCCGTTGCGCGCCGGGCGCCCCAGTGCAGGCAGGTCGCCGGCGCGCAGCCGCGGTGTGCCCCGGTTACGGTCCCGATCCGCTGCCCGGCCACCACCCGCTGCCCTGGCACCACGACGGCGGCCAGTGGCTCGTACTCGGTGCTGATCCCGTCCGGATGCAGCAGCACTACCACACCGTGGCCGGCGACCGGCCCGGCGAACCCGACCACTCCCGAACCGGCGGCCAGCACGGCGGCACCCGCCGGCGCTGCCAGGTCCACTCCGAGGTGGCCCGGGCCGTACTTCTCCGGCGGCGGGGTGAACGGTGTCAGCACTCGCATCGCGGGCAACGGTGCCCGGTAAGCGGTACCGGCATCCGGCGCCCCGGCCAGCGGCGCACTCGCAATCGGTCTCAGCCCACCCGCCGAACCAGCACCGGTCGAACCGGCACCCGCCGAACCGGCACCCGCCGAACCAGCACCGACCGGCCCAGCCGCCGACAGGCCCGCCCCGCCCACCGACCCGGC